TACGAACTCTTGCTTACATAATTGTAAGTTAACTTGTAATTCTTTTGGTTCTAAGATTCTCTCAGTAAGAGCTACAGTACCAGAAGTTGTGAAGTCACATGATGCGTTGTTCACGATGCTATCTACTGCAATTGATTGGATAACACTTCTATATTTCACATTCGGCATGATTGTGATGTATTGGTTGTCCAATGTTTTTGCTGATAACAACGCTGCTGCAATGTACTTCCCTGCGAATTCACCAGCATAAGTTGTGGTTACGCTAGGTTGTTGAAAGTTTTGTTGTTTTCTCATTTTTAAATGATTTTAATTATTTTATTTATATAGTTTAGATAAAAAAGTATTTTGTGGATTAGCACTTATACTATTCTTTCCTAATTTTATATTCGTTTTTTGTGCATTTTCATCAATTGGTGCACCATCCAATTTAGGAAGTTCTTCTTCATCTTCATCAGGTTCTACCGCTGCCATCTTTTCATCAGCTTTATAACCAGGATCACCAGGTAAAGCTTCAGTCTTAACTTTAGGAGCTGCTCCACCTTCTTCCTTAACTTCCATCATAGATTGAATCTTCTTTTCTAATTCTTCAATTCTATATTGAAGTTTAGTTACGATAGATGTCATATCTTCTGTGATAGGTTCTGCAGTTTCTTCAGTATCAACTTCCTCGTCATCACCCATGTCACCACCAGCGATTGATTCCATTTTAACTTCTCCTTCAGCTAATTCAACGTTTTCTCTTTCAGTAATCTTACCTTCAGCATCAACGATAATCTTAATTCTAACATCGTTTCCTTCGCTATCTCTTAAGATTACTTCATGTTCGCCTGCTGGAGCTGGAGATTTACCATCTTCAGATACAACATCTACTGATTCACCTACATCAAATGTTGGAGATTCTAAGATTGTACCATCAGCTAATTTTGCGTATGTAAATTCTACTTCTTCCTTAACCAATGCTAAGGTAGTTAGAATCTTCTTTAATACTTCTGTTGCGTTCATAATTTTTGTATTTAGTTATTTAACAATTATATATAAAAATATAGTAATTTTTTTTTGTATTTAATATCCTCCCCATACTACCATACTCGGTGGTGGAGTTATAGTACTACCTACATATCCTTTATCAGTTCCATTGTATATTCTATAATCATTAAAGAATACTTGAGAACCACTGTATGCATCGCCCCCAACTTCATTATCAACTGCTCCCATTACTTGAAGTAATTCTGCAGTATCTTGAAGTAATTCTTGATTATTTGGAACAGTTATACTATTCAACAATACTCCATTTTGGTAAAGTTTAAGTTGTCTAGCTGGTGTTGAACCATAACTAGCAGATGAATAAACTAAAGCATAATGCTGAAATTGATAAGGTATTAGTACTGATGATGAAGCTGGATATATTTGTGTTTCACCGGGAATTGGTCCACTTCCACTTGCTAGCGTATAAACAAATGCGTTAGAACCTGATATAACATTAAAACCTATTCCAGGGTCTATATCCACTGCAATATTGCCTTGCCATATGTATTGAGAACTTTGTGGAAAGCCGGCATCATATTTCCAAGCAAATATTCTTCGTGGACTATAATTGTACTCCTGTTCTGGACCTGGTTTAAGTGATGCTGTAGAAATTTCAGTAAATGCTGCATATGTTTCCATTACAAATGATGAACTAAATGAAAAATTAGCTCCTTCAAATTTATTAAAAATTTTATTTACAACCAATGAATTTACACCATTCATATAAACAGATGATACATATCTACCATCAGCTTGAGTTGGCCATTTAACAACATCAGAAGATGCTGATATAGATGAAGATGCTGGATTTGCTGATGATGATACTAATATTTGCAAATTGCTTCCAGATGGTGAATATTGCTGACCTGAACGAATATATGATGATATATCGTCCCAAGCATTAGTCATTCCAAATTGTAATTGTTGTTGATTATCTCTAAACGTAGAACCTGGTAATGCTAATACAATATACTCTGCATATTCGTCATTTCTAACTATATACTGAAGCGCACCTCTATATAGAAATGGCTGTTGTGCTCCTATTATGTTATAGTTTAAATTTAACATTATTATTATTTAAATGCTACTATAAATCCTGCGCTTGAAGATGCTGATACTGCTGTAATTATACCAGGAATATATCCAGATGATGATATCAATGTTAATACAGAACCATCATATGTTTTTGCAACCAATGTTCCAGTTGTACCAACATACAATCCACCTGCTACAAATCCAAATTGAGGATTTTCTGCTGATGCTGATGCGAATGCTGAACCTGAAATTGGTGTTACTGCTGCACCACCTACGAATTGTGGGTTAGTGATATACGAATTTTGAGTTTCTAATTTCATATTATTTGTTTATTTTATTATTTAACAATTATGTATTAAGATGTATTGATTATAAACCTACTTTGTATTTTAAAGCATTATAGTTTTGTGTAATTTCAGCTCCTGATAAAACTCTATTATAAACTATTACAAAACATACTTGTCCATTTGATGTTTCACCACCACCGGATTGTCTTCCTACTTGTAATCCATTAAATCCTTCAATACCATCATTTATACGTTCAGTATTTTCAACTGCGTTTGAATAAAATCTCCATTGGTCTGCAGCTATATTAGCAGTACCGGCATATATTCTCCAATTTGTATCATTTGGACCGCCATCGGTAATAAAACTTGAACCACCGGCAAAATAGTTTTCAGTTGAACTATCATAATGACCTAATAGCCAGTTATTATTTAAACCAGCTAACATTCTTTGATTATCACCACCGGTATAACGTGTAGCACACATTACAGTAGAATTAGATGATGTAAAGTTTACACCAGGTATTTCTATATACCCATTTGCAGAGCCGGTTACTTGTAGATATGAACCAGTAGTAAAAGATACATTAGCTTGTAAACTTCCAGTTATTGGTTGTCCTGCTACTAAGTTATACCAACTTAAACCCTCACCAGGATATGATGCTCCTTGTGTTGAATCCAAATATAAAACTAATCCACTTGTTACAGGTGGTAATTCTATTGCTGCCGTAAATGGTGTAAAGACATCATCCATTCGTTGTGAACCTAACATCACATCGTTTATTAAAGTATTTCCGAAATAGACTGTATGCATATTAATTTATTTATAAATAACTTCCTGAGAAGTAAGTAAATATTTGTGATAATTCAGCATCTGTCAATGCTTTACTATAAACCAGTAATTGGTTAAACATTGTATATGTGTACTCACCAGTTGCGGGGTTACCACTACCTATATAGTCTCCATAATTAATTCCAATACCATTAGGACCGTACTGGCCACCTGCTGTACTACCTCCAACACGTGCACCATTTACAAACATTGATGCAGATGCATTTGAATAGTTTACACCTGCGTATATCTTATATTTAAAATCTTGAGTACCACCTCCATTAAATACAAAATTATTATTGTACCAACCAATAACGTTTCCGTTTTGATATGTACCAAATAAGAAGTTATTATTTTTACCATTTATTAATCTATCATGCTTTTCTGCCAAACTTCCACTAGCTTTAGCTATCGCAATAATTGAAAATCCTGCTGCTGGAATAGTTGCGTAATTTGGTTGTACTCCGCTTGATGTTACCTCCATAAAAGATGATGATTGAAAATCCAATGTACCACCATTAGCTGCTATTTTAGTAACATTAAATAAAGATGCTGTGGCATTTCCAAAGCTAGATAACCAGTTACCAGTTCCACTATATGTTGATGAATCAAACCAAAAATCTAAACTTGCAGTTGGAATAGGAAAAGATACTAATGTTGTTGCAGTATAATTTAATTCAGTAAGTTTATCTCCTAAATAACTTTCAGCAATTGGTTTATCACCTAAAAATAATTGTATATTCGATGCCATCTATTAAGGTTTTATAAATTCCTCTCCTGTCCATATATCTCCGATATCAGGAAGTGCAGTTTCATCTACTTTTGTGTAATTTTTTGCTATTACTGGAAATGGGTTTGGTGATAAAACATCAAACTCAACAATATCAAAAACTATCTGATTTTCATCTAAACATGCGTATTTATTTATCATAATTTATATTTTATCCTGTTGTTACTATTGAACCTGGTATAGTATATGATGAACCAATTGAGGCTGCATATCTTCCTACTCCCTTAGTTACTCTAAAGTCTTGGAAATATGCAGTACCTTGTCCTCCATTTCCATTCCATCCTAATATTCCAAATGGGCTACTTGTCCCAATAGCACCTGAAGCTGAAATAGTTTGTCTTACAATTCCATTAAAACAACAATAAGTTGTACCACTACCATTATAAGACATTGCTACATGATACCAAGTATTTACAACTACTTGTCCTGCCGATGGGGTCCAATCTCCTATGTGGTCACTTGGTCCTCTAAGAAATCTAAAAAGAGTTCCTCCTGATGTCCAGTTGATAAAACCAAGTTGTCCTGAATAAGCAAATAATCCAGCTTGGTCAGCCGTTAATTGTCCTGTTGGTATATACATCCAATATTCTACAGTCCATGCTGCACTGCCAAATGCCACATTACTTGTATTTCCAGCAATTGCACCTAAATTAGAACTACTTCCTCTACTCATTGATGTACCATAAGGTACTGAAGCAAAGTTTGTAGTTGAATTTGTAGTTTGTCCACTACCGGATAAAGGTAATTCAGGTAAAGAACTTCCACCATTTATATATCCACTAATATCACTTCTAAAAGATGTTTGTCCAAATGTAGAACCAAATTGAGTTCCAGGTATTGCTATCGTTACTGAAGATGCATATGTATCAGGTCTGATAATAAATCCCGCTGCTGCAGTTACAGGTTGTCCAAAATAAAATGCTGTTGGTTGGAATATACTCATATTATATAAATCTTTTGCTATTAACTAAATAAGCTGTTGTTGTATTCAATGCTGCTAAAGATAATAAATCAGTAACACCACTTCCAGATGATGGTAAGTAGAATGAACCAGATGGTTGTTTAATATTCGTACTAAACGATGCTGTTGATACAGTACCGGTAGTTACAAATATATTTGCATTTTCACCAGGATTTAATCCAATCACATTAAAGTGTGTTGTTGCATTATTAGCTAAAGTTACAGTAAAGAAGTTACCAGCATTCATATCGATTGATGCTGTATTACTTGCTACAGTTACTGCTACCACATTACCCATTGCAGAACCAGTTATTATTATTGAACCAGATATAATTGCAGAACCAGTGAATGGGAAAGTAGCTGTTACTGCAGAACCTGTTACAACGTATAATGTGTTAGGGTCTTTTGGAGTTAATGCTACATAAGATGCTGATGTTAATGTCACAATCTTTCTCGCTTCAGGCACATCGGTAAATGTATCACCTAAGTTTGTTACAACCGATGAACTAAATGAACCCGATGTTACTGAAATACTTCCAGTCACTCCCAATGAACCAGTAATTTGTGCACTACCAGAGAATGGGAATCCAACTCCAGTTCCACTTCCACCAGCTAATGTAATAGAAGCCGTATTAGAAGTGATTGTAAGAGCTTGTACCGCACTTCCACTAAATTGAATATAAGTTGCTGTTCCAACATTTGTTGAACCAGATGCGAATCCAATTGATGGTGTGATACCATTTGTACCATTAATTCCAGAAGTTCCGCTTGTACCAGAAGTTCCAGATGTTCCAGATGTTCCTGAAGTACCATTAATACCAGAAGTTCCATTAATTCCACTCGTACCATTAATACCGGATGTACCCGATGTTCCTGATGTACCGGATGTTCCTGCACTTAAGTTTGAACCTGATATAATATAAATTGTATTAGGGTCAGTTGCATTAGTTGCAAGTAACGCTCCATATGATGAAGATGTTAATGTAATAATATTTGTTGCTGCCGGTACATTTGTGTATATATCGTATATGTTTGAGATTAAGCTTCCGCTATAAACTCCTATTGATTGATTGATTGAACCAGTCACTCCTAAAGAGCCTGTGATTTGTGCTGAACCAGTGAAAGGAAATCCTACACCACTACCACCACCACTTATAAAGATTGATGCTGTATTATTAGATACACTAGCACTAACTCCACTACCGGTAAAGTTTAAGAATGCTGCTGTACCTTGTACTATTCCATCATCAGCTATTGTTGATATTGTTGTTAATCCACTTGTTCCTGAAGTACCCGATGTACCACTACTACCTGCTGAACCATTCACTCCACTTGTTCCTGAAGTTCCTGATGTACCAGCAACGCCTGAAGTACCAGAAGTACCTGAAGGTAATTGAGATATTATAAATAATAGGTCCTGATTATTACTAAATGAATATGTTGATGTTATTAAAGTTACTGGGAATGTCCAATATGTTGTATTATCTACTCCAGTACCTACTGTCCATCTTTGATAATTTGTATGTGATGCTTGGTCTTGTAATACTATGATTGAACCTGATGGAATATTACTTAAGAATATATCATCGTTATTTCCATTCATGTCTATCTCACTTACACTTATTGATGTAGCTGATGCTTGAGTTGCGTTATTCCAAATAAGATGTCCATTACCAGGGTCACCACTTGTTATACCAGTCTTTGCTTGATAATTAAAGAATGTATTTGATTGTCCATCTTGTCCGCTTGTTCCAGAAGTTCCATTACTACCACTTACACCTGATGTACCAGAAGTACCGGATGTACCATTACTTCCATTAATTCCAGATGTACCCGAAGTTCCATTACTTCCGTTTATTCCTGAAGTGCCGCTTGTTCCATTACTTCCATTGAATCCACTAGTACCACTACTGCCCGATGTACCTGATGTACCATCACTACCATTTAGTCCTGATGTACCCGATGTACCATTACTGCCATTTACTCCACTAGTACCACTACTTCCAGATGTACCAGATGTACCATTACTTCCGTTTAATCCTGATGTACCGCTTGTTCCGTTACTTCCATTAAATCCTGATGTACCCGATGTACCATTGCTTCCATTGAATCCAGAAGTTCCGCTTGTTCCGTTACTTCCATTAAATCCTGATGTGCCACTCGTACCATTGCTTCCATTGAATCCTGATGTACCTGATGTTCCATTGCTACCATTTATACCAGAAGTTCCTGATGTTCCGTTACTTCCATTGAATCCAGAAGTACCACTACTTCCATTACTACCATTTACTCCACTTGTACCAGAAGTTCCGTTACTACCATTAAGGCCTGAAGTACCACTCGTACCATTACTACCATTCAATCCACTAGTCCCACTAGTACCACTTGTACCACTCGTGCCATTACTTCCATTAAATCCTGATGTACCAGATGTTCCATTACTACCATTCAATCCGCTTGTTCCTGATGTACCAGAAGAACCAGCTGAACCATTAACTCCGCTTGTTCCTGAAGTTCCATTACTACCATTAATTCCGCTTGTACCCGATGTACCTGAAGTACCCGATGTTCCGTTGCTACCATTAATGCCAGAAGTACCTGAAGTACCACTACTACCTGCAGTTCCACTTATACCTTGAGAACCATTTGTACCCGAAGTACCACTAGTTCCTGCAGTACCAGATGTTCCTATTGCTATGAATGAAGATGTTGCTACTAAATTAGAAACATTACCTACTCCACCTATCCATGCATATCCTTGTCTTAATGAAGCTGTAAAAGCTCCACTTGCTGATATGTTTCCGTTTATTGTTTGATTACCTACGAATACGTTTGAACCAGTTGTTGCTAATCCGGATGTATTTGCATATATGTTAGCTTGTGAGCCAGTTACACTTACTTGAATTGTAGGTCCAACAAAGTTTAGCGTTGTAGCTGAACCTTGCGATATACCTTCATCTCTGATTACAACACCACTACCGGATACTACTAATCCATCCACCTGTGCTTCTAGCATTGCTAAGCTAGCACTCATCGATGCTGAATCTATGTTATATGAATTTTCATCCACTAAGGAATCAATCATATCGGTATTGAATCCTCTTAATATTGATGGAGTAATAGCCCCTACATTATTATTTGGGAAATCACTTGCGTTTTCTGCTGCTAATTGCTGTTTACTTAATTGAGACATCTCTTATTTATTTGTATATATTTATATATTACCTATATCAAACCCACTACTGAAACCACTGCTGAAGGCTCCTCTTAGTATAGGTGAGCCTTGAATGTTACCAATACCTTGTGCTTGTAATGCTCCATTGCAACATTTTATATCGTATCTATTTTCGTTTAAACATAGACAACCTCTGCGTGAATTCTTTGGTGATGACCTTCCTCTTGTAGGTCCAAAATACACACCTGAATTCTTTCTTTGATTTTGATTTCTTGCTGGTGTTGGCATTTATGAATTTGTTTTACTACTTTAACAATTACATATATAAAAGTATTAGATTACTTTCCACCTGCTTTCTTCATAGCTGCTCGATGTACCATATCTTCTAATTTATATTTGTCAGATTCATAAGCTAAATAAAGTAAACATTTTTCCAATGGCTCTTTAACTATCGTATCTATTTTTGTAATATCTCCTTGTGATAATTGGATAATTGATGTGTAAGATTTCCATTTTTTGCTAAAATTTGCTTGAGCTTCAACGGCAAGTCCGTTTCCATCAATTCCCCCATCAAAGATTTCTGGGTATCGTTCAATAAGTCCTTTAGTAAACTGCTCAAAAAAAAAAGAGAGCCAAAGTGGACATCCATTCCCACCTCCATAAACTTCTCACCATCTATATTACCATCGTATGGTTTTATATCATATAGTGCACCTGATTCTCTTACAACAGGTCTGTATAGTATAGACATTATCTCAGCCCATTTGGTATCTACCTCTAGGGTTTCATACTTTGATATATCCACATACGCACCATATGCCATTTGTGAAAGATTAGGTTCGAAGCCGTACTTAACACCATCTATATGAATAAACTTCTTTAGAGGATAATCTACTTTATTATAGAAATCTAAAATCTCTCTTTTAATTGAGATATATGTATCTAAATCCAATTGTTGTAAATACTCTAATGGGAACTTACATAGGTGATGGAATAAACAGGCCGTTAAGGCTTCTTCATCACCCTCATAGGTTAACATATCTTTACGAAGTTTCAAATATTGATTTAAGGTTACTGCTGACCAATCTTTAGGTACAGTTATAGTTAATTCTTGTTTCATATTTTATTTGATTTTGGAGTTGTGATTACCCTTCCTTCAGGTACACCCCATTGTTCGGGATTAATTAATTCTAAGGATGTATTCATCGGTACTGATTCTATTGATTGTATGTCTATTGTATTAACTTTATCCAATATCATAGCTTGTAGTTTAGCATTCAATGAGTTCCTTTGTTGTACAGTTGCTAGTACTGCCGATTTACATTCTTTTAATTGTTCTAATAGTACTCGGTTTTGATTCTCCACATGAGCAACATACTTTGCCATCTCTAAGAAATCATCTTGTGTTAAGTTTTCTAAATCTAATTTTTCTGTGTTCATATTATCTTACTTTAATAACGTATTTACCTTTTGCTGTTGCCACATTACTTAATCTCATCATACCCGCATAGCGAGCTGCATCAATTAAGTGATTCCCATAATCTATGGGTCTATCTTGCTGTCTACCAAACCTATCTACTTCCCATTCGTATCCATAGAATTCATTTACTAAGTTCTGACAGGTCTTTGGTATATTGATTGTATAGTTCTGAAGTACTTGAATACCAAAGTTAATACTATCCTTTCCTTTTACTACCGGTCTTATATTATATCCTAATCGGTATAATTCTTCTATAAGGCGTGGTTCAGCACTATCCGCCCATATTTCCCAACGATTATCTCCAACAATATTTTTTAATTTCTTATCTATATCTCCTGTCACCAATCCGGTTTCATAACAATTCTCTACTATCCATATATCTCTATCCCTTCTGAATAGTGATACGATAGCAGTTGGGTCATTACTAAATCCAAAATCGATTCCCAAACATACAAACTCAGCATCTTCAGGTACCCAATCACATATATTGAATTGAAATACCGCTTTCTCATTACTTACAAACTCACCTAATCCATATACCTTCCATGCTTTTGGATTTGTCCTTTCTAAAGCTTTAATTGCATCAACCTGCTCTTTAGGAAGATATGGGTTGTTTTTAAACGTTGTAAAGTACTGAGTAGCATCTTGTAATTCTCTAATCCAATGGTGAGGTGATACAGTTGGGTTAAGAGACAGTATAATAGGACCTGTTGTACGAATACTTAATTGAAAGAATGATTCTGAATCTATCTCATTACTTTCATCTATCCATAATATAGAACTCTTTAGACCTCTTAGCTTTTCAGGATCATCAGTTGATACAAATTTAATCTCTGAATCAGTATAGAACTTATATACTCTATCTGATATATTGAAATCATTATCATTCCATATTTCTAAGGATTGCATTATATCTTTGAAATCCTTAATCAATGTCCTTTTTAAAGAAGGTATTGTCCTTCTTACTATTGTCACATCTTCTTTACCTTCTAAACACTTTACTATTATCCATTGTAAGATAGCGTATGTCTTTCCACTTCTCGTTCCTCCATAGTGTATTGTAGTACGCGTTGGTGAATCGTTTTGATGTGAATAAGTGACTGTAGTATTAATTTCCAGATTCATCTATATTCCTTTGATTTATGTTTACTGAAATTTGTTGTATCCTTTGTTCTATCTCTGCTTTCATTTCTATTCTACTTTGTTTAGGTAGATAGAATTCCAACATCTTCATAGCAATATCTACAGCTCCTTTCGGGTCTTTCTTCATCAGGTCCTCCATAATCTTAGGTAGATTATCTAATACTCTATTGGTTGCACGTGCTAAGGATACCTTCATCATATCGGTTGAACGATTGAGCGAACCAACAGGTCTCCCAGCTTTATTAATTCTATTATCTCCTTTTACAAACGGCATATAGTTAATTTATTGTATTTTACTATTAATTTAACATAAACCCTCACCCTTATAGTGAAACCCTCAGGATGCTACCTTAAAATTAGGTTGTAACCTATTTAAACGGGCTCTTTACGTTCTCTCTTATATGTAATTTAGCTTTTTTAATTTGTGTGAACGATGTGGATTTACATATCCCTATCTTTTCTGATAACTTATCTAATGTTATCTTATCATCATAGTAATATAATTGTGCTAACTTAGAAGCAGGCCATAGTTTAGTTCTTTCCATTCTTTTGAATTCATCTAATACCTCACTATATGCTCTTTCAAACTTTTCATCATCTTCTACGTTATACTCTACATCGGTACTATCCCATTCGTTAGGTAATTGAACATTACGTTTATCCGCTTTTATTTTATTTAAGAAACGGCTTTTAAGGAATGAATGTGCATACATCAAGTTAAATGAATTGAGATACCAAAGAGCGGGATTACATTTCTCTGCTAAATACAAATACAATGTACCAACTAATTCATCTGCTACTTCTTTATCTTTACAAAAATTATATGAAACAGCTAACAACCAGTTATGTGATTCTCGATAAAGTGTATCTAATCTTTTATTATTTTCTAATTGTACTTTATTCACTTCTTTCTCTAACATATTTTCTTAAATCCTCAACACATGTTCCCCATAGGGCTCCGGCTGATTTGCAACCACAGGGTTGATTTATTCTCTCACCTCTGATACGATTACACCAACTCCAAAATGGTCCCATCAGGTGTTCGGGTAAATGGTTTTTAACACCTTCTAAATGTTCTCTTAACTCTTTGAATTCTTCTTCTGATAATGGTGCGTATTTGTTTTCCATATTATTTTATTGCTAATAAGTCTGATTGTGTTAAAGGAATAATTGTTTGGTATCCCCAACTTTTTAATAACTCTAAGATTTCTTCTTTCTTATATCCGAATTTTTCTACTGCTCTATCGTGATATTCAAATAATATTATTGGATGAAATTTCTTTATTACTGATTCACCACCCTTTAATACATTTAATTCTGCACCTTCAACATCTATCTTAATTGCCTGTAATGATTGAATACCCGCTTCTTCAAATAGAGTATCAATCGTTTGGACTTCAACTCTTTGTATTTGATGCTCACCTTGCTTTTCATCATATGAGAAGTATCCTTTTGCATCTTCACAAAATGTTGCTAAACCTGAATCACTTACATCATTAGGAATTTTAAATTCTAATTCTGTATTAGTATCCCATACACCAACGTTATAAGCCTTTACACTATTAGTTAAAGAATTTAGTTCAATATTTTGATTAAGAATATCAAAAGTTAATTTATTTGGTTCGTATGCCCAAACTTTAATTCTATTATCAAATATAGGAAGAAATATAAATGCACCTGTATTTGCTCCTATATCAAATATATTGATAGGTCCTTCAATACCTTTTAGATGTTCATAAAAATTACGAATCAATTCTTCTTCGTATATCTTTCCTTCTCTTACAGCTCCCCATACTGTTTTACATTTATCAGATAAAGCAATTTGTTTACCTAAGAGATTTGTTATAAAGATATCATCCATATTATTATATTTGTTTTGCCCAACTACCATCTTTAAATGTTGCATCTACTTTATCATCCAACAACAATCCAATAGCATGTCTAACACTTCCCCATCCATAATCATGTCCACATATAAACCCACCTGGCTTAATTAGGGTTTTGTAATTATCGATATCATATGATACACCTTCAAATGTGTGTAATCCATCTATATAAACCATATCCCATTGTTTCTCTTTTAAAATAGAAATAGCATTTTGTGATGTTTCTTTTATTGATTTTATATTAGGTATTGATAATGTATTTCGTATAAATTGTTCATATACTTTATCAAAAGGTGCGTGATGACATGCACTATCATTTAAATCATAATCATTAATGTATGGGTCTACTGATACCACTTCTTTGAAATGTTCAGCAAATATCATAGTACTCTCACCAACATAACTACCTATTTCAATGATACGCATTTCTGATGTAGGTCTAATTTTATTTATAAAATTAATCATATCAATCAATCCCTCTGCCCCATTTTGTTCTCTCATAGTATAAAACTCGTCTTTCTTCATATTATTTTTTTTAAAAGTTTACTCCTCCACAATTGTTTTCTAAATCAGGATTAGTAAGGCGATTAAGCCAAAGTTGTCTTTCACAACATCCACATGAATTCTTTCCAAATAGCCTAGCTACACCTAATGCTAATCTTTCTCCGAATCCGAATGTTATTACGTGAATTAAGGCTTCAACCCAATCGCCTATCTTTATCCTTTTCATTTTTTAGGTTTTCTATTTTTACAATTCTCTGAGTGAGTTACTAATCTAAGATTAGCTAAACTATTATCATGCGTATCCTGATTAATATGGTCTACATCTAATTGTTTTCCATTTATATCATAGTAAGGAATCTCACCTACGAATGTTGCGAAAACTAATCTATGCCCCCTTCTCCATAACCTTTTTTTATCCTTTCCTTTGCCAACGAATAGCCCGTAGTACAAGTAACCACAAGGATGTATGCGTGGTTTTACTAATCTTAATTCACCTGTGGGGTTATAACGATAGGATATTTTAGTACTCCAAACAGTTCCATCTTCTGAAACATAGTAGTCTTCAAATCCATCTATCTCTTTTAATTTGTATTTTATCTTTGCCATTTATTAGTAGTTTAATATAAGTATATCGATTTTGAAAAAGACATAAAAAATGGGACCTGGTGAAAACCAAGTCCCGTATTATTCATAGGGTGAATAAATGCTGAGTGAGAGAAAATATACAAATGGCAATAAGATAAAATACCACTCAAGCAATAATATATATAATCAAAATTAATTTTCTTCATTTACTTTTTTAGTTACCAAATTATTTTTTTCCATAGCCGCTGCTGTAATTTCTCCTATGTTCATATTATCTAATACAAACATCATTTCGTCCTCAGTTATTTCCATTGGTGACTTCTTTAGGAGTTCTTCTAAGTTATATTGTTTATCTTTTTCTTCTTTCATCTTTTAGTTTTGTTTTCTTTACTATAATTGCTCTATCCTTTGGGTCTAACTCATATGTTGTTAATTCTTTCTGAATCCATTCACTATCAAGTATATCCACAAAACACCTTCTCATATCTTCTGCAAGTTTATTCTTACTATCATTTTGTGCTTTTGCTTCCTTATATGCTTCAGATTTTGTATGGTCTTCTTTATTGTTTTCTATTAACCAATTCTGAAGGTCTAATACTAAATCTTGCACATCTTCATAATCTAATTCTGTGGTTGTAGATAGTATTACCTTATCTTTTGTTTTTTGTATTTGTATCATATTATCCTAAATTGTTTGTAAATGCTTGTTTACTACTATTCCATTTTATTTGAGCTTTCAAATCATGTAACCTATTGGGTTGTGGAAGACTTGGGTTATCTTTATAATCAAATGCAGATTTTGTGTAATGCTTTTTCTCAGCTTCTCTTAATTCTATCATTCCATTATTAACCCAATCATCTATTTTCAGGCATAGAACTTCTAAATGTTTATCTTCTTTTCCTGTAAAACATTGATTACCTTCTATCTTATATCTTTCACATAACTTTGCAAAACTATCTGCATAAAGTTTATGTGTATTTAATGGATTGTTTTCTGAAATATCTAATTCTAAAAGGTTTCTTAAACCATTAAAGTAATCAGCTACTATTCCATATTTGAATTCATTTTTATGTTCATCATCTCTCCATCTATTTTTATCAGTTCCATCTATGATTTCATAAACCATTTTGAAAAATGCTAAACTGTTTTCTTTAATGTAATTGTAATTTGCCATTTTGTTTTATTTTAAGTAAAGATACTACATTTTCTTTATATTACCAAATTTTAAGTGATTTGATTGTGAGGGGTAAACCCTTTTGGGGTTTCCCCTAATCACTAACACTTTAATTTGCTTTAGACAGACCACTCTTTAGGAGATTTTTAAATCAATGTCAAGTCTTTTACATTACTTTCATTATTGGTAACTAAAGAGTGTCTACAGAAAGATTACCAACTCCACTAATATATTATCACTTACACCATTTTTGACCTGAAGGTTATCTACTCTTTATTTAAGAGATACCATGCCTCCGTATATTCATTGCATTACAACACAAGGAATGTTCAAGGGTCTGTTCGTTTTAAAGTTTAAATTTGTTTTAATGCCATTTGTATTAATAAATAGCCTGTAAAAATCCCAAACGTTAAAAAAAGGGGAAAGTTTTTACACCTTCCCTCTTTTAATTGTAACAATTCGAATCACAGAACTAAAAAAACACAATACAAATATACGAAGAATATTTCATATTACCAAATTATTCTAATAAAAAACCCCCAAAAAGGGGGTAAAAATCGATAAATTATGACAGGAATCGCATTTTTATAAAAGTATAAAGTAATCTTCTGGCTGTTTTGCTGCCATCAATTTTCTAGCTGATACTACAAAGGGATATAACTCTTTGTATTGTGTATAGGAAAGTTTCTTATCTATACGCACTTGTTTGAGAATATCCTTCATTCGGTTCTCAATTAAATCAGGTTGTTCTAAATCTTTAATATAATCTTCTACTTCTTTTAGAAATAGGTTTGTTTTTTCTTTACCCGCACTTTGTAGGATATTGAATTCATCTCTAATAAATTGTTCGTATTCCATAATTAATCTTTTATTGGTACACAATTTGGAATCATTCTTCCTGAACCATCATCTGCTGGTTTTAATCCAACGGCTACATATCCTGACCAACAACTATCTTCCAATCCTTCTGCTGGTTCTTGTAAATTAATACCTTCGTATTTTTTTTCAAAGTTTAATTTAGACTGTACTCTACGTTGTGGGTCACTAAACTTTTGTTTAGATAGTTCTTTCCTGTCCCACTTTGAGTAGCAAATTGCAGTTGCCTGCGCTTGTTCGTATCCGGCTCCTATTTCTTCTGATATACAACGGGATATAAATGTTTCTTTATCTTCCCCTGCGGTTGGTTTGATTGGCATATTATTTGGTTTTATTAATTATTTTTCGTATCTTTAGATACTATAATTTAACAATCGTACTTTGTTAAATAATAAACAACGTTATAATGCCAAAACCTAAGAACCCAAATAATCAATATTTTTCAAATGATGTAGAAGAAGCAATCCGCAATTATAATGTATGTACTGATGAAAGACAAAGGAATCGTATATTCACTATAATATATCCTGCACTTGCTAAAGTTGCGGAAGTATGGAGAAATAAGATTAAACCTACATATGTACAATTACCAGCTGATGAATTAGAAATGGATTGTGTTACACATATGTTAGAAAAACTTCCAATGATTACAGAAGGTAAAGGTAAAGCATTTTCATATCTTTCAGTAACCGCACGTAATTATTATATCCAATTAAATATGAGAGCGTATAAGAAAGTATTAAAGGGTTATTCTTTAGATTCTTTACCTGATACCTTTGATATAGAAGATGTGATAAGTGATAGAGTTGAACAAATGGAATGGAAAGCTACATTACTTAATTCTTTTATAGAATATATTGAGGCTAACTTTGATGATATCTTTTTAAGTAAATTACAAAAGAAATTTGCAGAACCTTTATTTGAAAAAATTAAAGGATATGAATTTGCAGATGAAATTAATCGTAAAGATATCTTAAACGAATTATCAGCTGATTTAAAAATGGATAGAGGTCTTATTACAAAGCACGTAAATAGAATTGCTTCATTATATTCAAGATTCAAAATACATTTTGAAACTACTGGTCAAATACCAAAATTTAAAGAAAAATTACATCTTACAAAAGAAGATGAAAACTATATAAAAGAGCATTATTCACTTTACTCTCAACATAATGGTATAAATGGTTTATCTCGTAAATTAGGAGTAAAGTATGATATTGTAAAACAATGGGTTAACGAACCCTCTAATCTTATCTAACTCGATAACGTTTACCTTCCCAACGGCATTCTTGAACCGTTCCTAAATCTATTGTTCTCCAATCACCACCATCATCTTGTGATTGTACAACCATATAATCTTTTGCTTCGTAATCATATATAGCACCTCTAGCAATACCATTTAGAAAAGGTCCCCAATTTACATCTCTTGCAAATGTACCACCACTTACTTTATCTGATTTAACAAATATAGGATTTGATGGAGTACTTTCCATTAAGAATGCATAGAATTGTGTAAAGGTAATTTCCTCTATCGCAAACTTTAATATCTTACTATGTACTTTATTTGATTCCATTATTATTAAGTTATAGGTCCACCAACTACCCAAGCTGCACAAGTTCTACTTGCTGCACATTTAAAATCAAATGCTTCACAATATCCTAATTGCCCAGCTTCTACTGAATCCCAAGCATCTTCTCCACCAATACCTTCAGCTATACAACTTAATATCTTTTGTGTAATATCAAAGAATACACAATTACCACATAATGATTTCTTTGCAGATTCTATATCGCCTGAATGAAATTGTTCAGCTTTAGCTTTCCAATAATCTTCATTTGGTTCGTTTGGATTTAGAGGTCCATAATTTGCAACATCAATTGCTTTTTGTCTATTTGCTAAATTAATAGCTATATCTTGAGTTGCTTCAGGACATCCTGCTTGAAACTTTAATATTTTTTTATTTACTTTATTTGATTCCATTATACAAATGATTGAATTGTTTTAATATGTCCATCCATATAAGATACATCACTTACAATTCCATGCTCCTCATCTATCTCATGTATAATATCCTTATAATC